TCTTCCGATTGTTAAATTATTTGTATCAAATGTTCCTGCGTAATCTACGAATGATACTTCATCACCTAAAGTTGGAGAGGCAGGTAGTGTCATTGTAATTGCTCCAGATGTAGTATTTATAAAATAACCTTCACCTGCAACTGCTGTAAACGCAGTTGTTTTAACTGCTTGCCAAGATGTACCACCAGAATTATCTACGAAAGATAAATTTCCAGAACCATCTGTAACTAAAATTTGATCTGCTGAACCTGTTGCTGCTGGGAAAGTTAAAGTATAAGAAGCTGAAACTGATGTTGGAGCTTGTAATCCGACATACTCTCCACCTGTTGTATCTGCTAATCTTAAATCACCTTGTGATCCTATTGTAACATTTGAACCATCCCAAACTAAATTAGCTGAACCACCAAAAGCAGTTCCACCTGAGTTAAATTGAATTTGTGTATCAGATCCACCTGGAGGTGAAGCTAAAGTAATTTCGTTTATGTTTGTTCCGTCTGAATATAAAAATTTAAATCCTGTTGATGTAAAGTTTACACCTGTTCCTGATACAGTTTTAAATGTAACTGTTTGAGAACCTGTTGTAGCATTTTCTACAATGTATAATTTTTCTACTGAGTCTGGTACGGTTACAGTTGATGTCCCTGTTAATGCACCTGTTAATTTTATTACAATATTTCTAGCAACAGATGTTGAAGTTGATCCATCTGTAATTGTTAAAGCTGTTGTACCACCATCAGTTACTGCTTGCGCTACATAACCTGCAATAGCTTGTTGAATAATATCTAAGTTTGTATTTGTTTTAGTTCCCCATGTACCGGCATTTTCGCCAGTTGCCATAAGTTCTATACCTAGTTCATTGTAGGTTGATGCCATAAATTTTATCTCCTATGCAGCGTCACTATAACTTGTATTTGATCCAGTTGCAACATCAGAATAACTTGTATTTGATCCTGTTGCAATGCCACTATAAGCCGTATTTGAGCCTGTGTCAACATCCTGATAATGTATAATAAAAGGAGCACCTACAGAGGCTGTTATTTCAAATCCTTGTAATCCAACAACTTGGTCCTCAATACTTATTGATCCGACACTAGAGCCAAAAGAAACTCCTGTTAGACCCATTACTTGATCTGCTGGATCAATACTTCCAACTGTAGATGTAACAGATTGACCTTCTAAATTAACAACTGATGAACCTAGTCCAACAAGTGTTCCTAAAGTAAACTCTAATTCTTGACCCTGTAATGTTACAGCGTTGTTTGGTGCAATTGCTGTACCTTGTTCAGAGGTTATTTCTAAACCTGTAGGTTCTACAATAGTTCTTGTATCAACAATAGCTGTACCTTGTTCTGTTGTAACTTCAAAACCAGTAATAGATACATCTTCATTTGGTGCGACAGCTGTACCTTGTTCTACATTAAATTCTAAACCTGTCAGACCCATAACTTGATCTGCAGGAGTAATAACACCTAGTGCACTTGCAATTTCAAAATTAGTTGTCTCAATTGATACATTGATTACGTTTGTAATTGAACCTAAGTTTGCATTGAAAGATAAACCTGTAATATCCGGTGTTACGTCTACGACATTTGTAACTGAACCTAAAGTAGAATTAAACTCTTGACCATTTAATTCTAATAAAGCATTACCTGATATATCTAATGAATCATTTAATGTTGAAGTAATTTCAACACCACTTACACTAATTGTTACACTAGATAAGTCACCCCAATTATTAGTTCCCCATGTTTGACCACCCCAACCAATATTTATTTCAGCTGTAATAGTTACACTAGGATTATATTGTACGGAAATTTCTTGACCTGTAAGAACTACATTTTCATCACCAACATTACCCCATGATCCACTACCCCAAGTTTTTGTGTTCCAACCAGTACTAAAATCTTGATTTAAATTCCACCAATACTGACCCCAAAGGTCTGATCCCCATGTATTAGCAGCTAAATCTATATTCATTAAACCACCCATTCCAGAATTTTGAATAGAAAAATAATAAAGTGTGCTTGGTGTACTTGCTGTTATTGTTATTTCTACATAAGCACCGGGTTGACCTGGAGAATTAAATCTTGTTGTTCCAGTGTTATAATAAATACCACCGTTATGTATTCCATCAGGTGTTGTTGAAAATACTAAATTGTTTCCTGAACATGAAGGGTCAGAATCATCAAATCTATATGTCTTTCCTATATCTAAACTTAAAGTATCTCTTTGTACTCCATCAATATAAAAACCACCTGCCGCACCGCCTGGTACGGTTAATGTAAAAGTAACGTCTGCCATAAGACGTTATCCTTTATGCCAATCTTAGGATAGCGTTACTAGCGTCTGCTGTAGGAAATTGAATTGTGAAAGTTCCGTTAGTTGCAGTCTTGTCACCACCAAAAGCAATAACACAAACCGCTTCAGTAGTACCTGTACCACCATCCGTTGTTGTGTTGTAAATTAAAGCACCGTTTGCAGTGAAAGAAGCTGATGAATAAGAAACATCATCGAAGTCTGTAAATGCAGTTGTACCTGATAAAGATACTCCAGCATTAGTTAATGTAGCACCACCTGCAACGTAAGCAGATCCTGCATCATTTGTAATTTCATTTGTTGCTGAGTAATCAGTTGTTGCTGCACCTAAAGTTGCTGAACTTGTATAAAGTGCAATTTTAAAAGTGTCTCCACCTGATGAATCAAAATCGTGTTTACCTTGTAAAAGTTCTTGTTTAAAACTTGAACAAACTGCTGATGTAATTGCCATAATTTTTTTCTCCTATTACGGTGACGGTGAAGGAACTGGAATACGAACAGTACCATCTGTGTAGTCGTCCCTTTTACGTCTACCAAGTTGCTCTGCAGCAAACTTCTCAACTTCCTGTTTATACTTATTTTCGTATAGTGTCAACATATCAATTGGACCTTTTAAATATCCATATGCTTCTACTAAACATGCATATAATAACCCATTTCCAAAGTATTGGCTAATATAAGTTGTAGCATTAGAACCAGATAATCCATCTGGAATAGCTTCATAATGAATCTTGAATACATAAGTATTGTCTGGAGCAGGAGCTAAAAATAGTCTTCCTGATGTAGTATCGGTTACCCCAGTTGCTCCACCAAACATAGCATAGTATTTTGGAAAACCTGTAGAGGTTTCTGCTGGTGCATATTCTTGTAAATATGATTCGTCTTTCTTTTCTAACCAAGAATTAGTTCCTGTAGATACAGAAGTTGAATTATAAACTTGTACACCTTTTACAAATAAAGTTTTAGCAGGTACGTTTATTGTTGTTTGACCAGTAACTAAATTACCAATTGATTGTTTTTTATATGCATCAATAGGTACATCTCTTAATATTCTTAATTCTGAATTTTCAATAAATTGATCTACAATAGTTGATGTTAAAACATTACTATCAACTTCTGTGTAGTCTCTGATTGCTGTTGTTAATGTTGTATATGTAAATCCTGCCATTATGGTGTCAATGTAACGGGTCCTGCGGTAGCCGTCATTCCTCCTGCATTTTCTGTTATAGTTGCATTACTTCCACAATTAAAACTATAACTGTTATTATCAATAACTGTTATAGCAAATCCTGAACCATTTTCAAATACTGTATATGCTAATCCTCCAGGACTACCATCTACATTTCTAAAAACTACAATATCCGATGTACTTCTTCCATGTCTTGGTTCTGTAACAGTGACTACTGCAGATCCTGAAGTTAAACTAAACGGATTACCTGGTAATAAATTTTCTGTAGCAGGTTCTACTCTTGCTGGTCTTGCATTCATTAATCCTTGTGGATCACCGGTAAATCGTGTTGGTTCTAACTGTGGCTGTTTAGCCTCGAATTCGGAAACATGCACCAGGGAGCCATTCCATTCTTTAACCATTTCATTATATGGAAATGCCATACCTGATCTATCTGATATTGCTTGTGCATATTTTCCTCTAGATAATTTAGACATTTGGATAATAAGTTTTTGGGGTTATAAAAGAACTTGAAGAAGAACCATCTTCAGTTAAAGCTCTATTTAATTCATCTTCGTAAAGCATTTTCATTTGCTGAACTAATTGAGGATTAAATTTTTGTGATAAATAAAATGATAATCCAGAAACCATACAAGGTACAAATCTATATGGTACATCTGTTGCATTTGTATAATCACCTACATCTTGTATTCTTTTTACATAGTAGTAATTAATCGTGTTTCCGGCTTCAGATGAACCAGGTGTTAGATATAAAGTAACAGTCACTCTATCTATAAATCTTTGTACAAAATATTGTGTTGGTTGACCTTCAGAAGTTTTATTTGATAAAGCTTGATATGTTGATCTGTTAATTTTTGTTAAAGGTGTATCAACATTAGATGCATTTCTGTAAGATGCTTCTAATACATCATCTACACCATATACAGCTGTAGCATCAGAAGTACCATCACTTGTTGATCTGTACATAGTATATTCTGCTTGACCATCAACTAATGTAATTGAATTATTTGCAACTTCCCAATAATGCAAACCTCTGTTTGCCCATTCTTGAAACATAATATTCAAAGAACGTCTTGCAGTACGTAACTGATTACCAGATACGCCTTGCATACCTATTCTTTCATAAGCATCTTCTATAATTTCATCTATAGAAAAATTCTTATCAAATATAACTGTTCCAGAAGTAGTGTTAGCCATTTAGCCTCCTACTT